GGCAGGAAACCCACCTAAATGTTTGTTAGGTATTTCTAAAAAATGTTCAGACCACTTACGTACGTCGTTTTTTATTTGTTTTTCTAATTGCATCTTTACCCCTCTTAAATATACTTACAACTTGAGACTTGCCCATTACTTTTGCTCTTTGCTCACCTACAGTTAATATTTGTATTTTTCTTGCGTATGGTTTGTTAACTTTCTTAACTTTTGCAACTGTTCTTCTAGCGTCAGCAGGAGTAGCAAACTTAATAGACACAGTATCACGTGGATTTTCATCCGTGTAGAGTCTTCTTCCACTGCCTTTAGGTTTCTTTCCAGTTCCTTTTTTAGGATCTTTTTTCTTGGTCATCTAACACCGATAAACCTCATGCCTCTTTGTGCCATACCGCCTCCAGCAGCTTTAGCAAAAGTTTTAACATTTGTTGGTTTACCACCCACTCCTTGAGCTTTAGATCTTTTTCTTTTTACAGCAGATCGTCGTTGACTTTCAGTCATGCTTGCAGCTTTTGCTGCTGGAACACATTTAGGATATTTTCTTTTTGCGTCTGCTTTTTGTTTCGAACGACCACACTTCTTAAAGCCGCCACCTTTTTTCTTTGAGCCTATGTCAACCCAATTTTGTTTAAACCATTTATCTAAACCTTTGTGGCCAGACATTTATGCCCTTTTTGTTTCTTTTCTTTTGCTCGCCATGACAGCGCCACAACCTGCAGCGATGTTAGCTCTCTTACCATTTTTATTAAAAAACTTTCCTTTGCTTGCAAAAGATACTGCTTTTCTACCTTGAGCTATTTTATTAAAATCTATAACTCCACCCATTGCTTTTTTTGGTCCTTTAAAATCTTTTCTCTTTACACCACTTGGATCTTTAATTTTACCTGCACATATTCTTGAAGCGTAAGCATTTGCATAGGCACTAGGATATACCTTAAATTTTCGTTTTGCCGCCGCTTTTCCTCTTGGACATAATTTGGTCATCCTTGCCCCCTGTATTTGACAAATTGCCTTCTTTTGTTTTTGTTCTTCGGCCTGCTGCGTGAAGAACGCCCTATACTAGTCCTTTTTTTAACTGGTGTAAAGTATTCGTTAGAGGGTGTTTTAGCCATGCTACATTTGTGATAAAGGGTTTTCTAATGCGAGTTTTATTCTTTTTTCAACCTTTTCTTCTAGCTCAGTCATGGCTGATTCCAACTTATCCGTTAATCGTGCCATGTCATCCTGAATGTCCTTCGTGGTATCTCTTAACTCCTGGTTGGTTTCTCTCGAATCTTCTTTAACTAATTGTTCAACATCATTTACTATTTTTTCTACACGTCTAACATCTTGTCGTAAGTCATTTTTAAGTTCGTTAGCAACATCGGATACTAGTCTTATTTCAGACATTATCATTTCCATTTCTTGCATAATCATTTCAACTTCTGTTTGTATGAGGTCTGTCTTGCTTTTCATCTCTTCTTTTGTGAGAGCTATCTCTTTATCGAAGCCAGATAGATCAGGTGCTACATATTCCTGTATCTGTTCTTTCATGGTTAGGTAATCTTTGTAAAATTCAAAGCCACCCCACAAAGCACCTCCAGCTGTAGTTAATGCTGTAAGTATGACAAATATCTTGCCGCCTTTGAATTTTATACCACCAGGTAATTCTACTTCTGCCATTGTAACTCTATCATATCATTCATCATACCATCACTGCCACCAAATAAATACCACTGCGCTATATTGTTATTCTGTATCTGTGCATCTGGTATCATATAGTCAGTGAAGAAATCTAATCGATCCTCTAATTGTTTTTGTGACTCAAAAAAAGATTTTGTATCTCCTAACACTTGCATCACAATTAATGTTTTTAACTGATTTGTTGAGTCATATCTACCTTTATCACCCATCTTCTTTACAATTTTCTTTGCAGCTTTTTCTTTTTTAGATTCTGGTTTCTTTACAGGTTTCTCTTCGGCTTCACCCTTATCCTCTGATTCTTCCATATTATCTGATTGCTCCTCATCTGCCTCAGTCTCTTGAACGCTCTCTTCCGATTCAGACTCCTCTTCCGCATTAGTTTCAGCTTCTGTAGTATCTTCTTCAGTAGACTCATCCACGGATTCTGGCTCAGCTTCAGCTTCGGGTTGAGATTCTGGTTCTGGTTCTGGCTCATTTGTTGGCTCCTCCATTTCAGGTTCTGACTCCATTGTATCTGGTTCTGGAGCAACTTCAATCTCTTCCGTCATTTCTGGCTCTGGTGTGGGCATTTCTAACTCTAATTCCATCTCCATTTCCATCTCAACTTCAACAACGGCTACCTCAACTTCAGGCATTTCAATGTCCATTTCTGGTAGTTCCATCTCAAACTCCATTTCAAAACTAGGCATCTCCATTTCCATTTCTACAGTTTCGTAAGACACCTCCATGTCTGGTTCATCAAACTCTGGTTCAAAAAACATATCTTCACTAGGTGACTCTGGCACAACAATATCATTATGATCAAATATATTTTCTACGATATCTATAACTTCTGTTTCTGTACTACCACCATAAGCAACCCACATCTCAACTGATGTAATTGATTGTGTCACTATTGTGGACACGACGTTGTATAGCACGTTTATGCGTACATCATCAAAAAGCGGTCCAATTGCAAGATTAATATCACGTCCACCTACCTCTACAATTATAGAAGTTATGGTTCCTGCGAAATCAAAACCACCTGTATATTCTTGATAACCACTTGTTACACCAGATTCTGATAGTATATCAGTGCCACTAAATACGTCTGTTTTTCCATTACGACCTGTAATATGCATATAGATTCGATCTTGATCGTCTCGTTTATCTACTTTTATTGAGTAGTTTGCACGACCACCGTTTTCTATGTCGAGCTCTGATATGTCTATTGTGTTGATAAATGTGGTACCCATGCCAGATACACCCATACTGCTTGTGCTATTACCACTACCTGTAATTTGTGCACATTTATCTGTGCCTAATTGATAACAATTATTGCCAGAGGGCATGTTTGCAGGACCTTGCCCGCCCCAATCAATATCCATATCACCCTCTTTATTTGGAATAACAAAACCGTTATTACCATCTAAAATATCACCTGAGTCTTCATTAATTACTGTGACTGTAGTAGTATCTGTTGTTGTAGTTGTGGTTACAGTATGACCGTCAGCTTCATACTCTATTGATTCTGTTTCTGTTATTACGATTGTTTCTTCTACTCCAGGCGTGCAAACACCAGAAGCAGTTACTGGACACTCAGCTCTAAGGGAAGAAGGTAACGATACCAGAGTGCATAACCATAGCAGCAATAATAAATTTCGCCAGTTTTGCTCCATCGCTTTCAACTCCTTCTTTTACTTTTATTTGATTTATTTCATCATTCCATTTTGCATAGATTACACTACCTTCAGGAATCATATCCATATTTTCTTTCCAACCTATTTCCGCATCTTGACCAATAGAACCCATGTACGGACATGGAGTGCCTGCCATGGTCATGCTGTCCCAAACACGTGGGTCTTGACATAAGATACTCACGGATGCAACTTTCATGCCTGAAGCATATAAAGATCTTGCTAATTTTATTCTTTCACAGTTTTCATCAGTCACCGTAATTCCCGACGAAATTCCGAGGATCTGGGTCTGCACCGCCCCCGCCACCGCTGTCTTACAAACATCAGAATTATTTACAACAACACTAGGTGAATTAGCTGTAGGTGGTGTATTATTTGTAACAACAGTAGAACTTACTGTATTTGTTTCTGCAAAAACTTGTGTTGATATAAATAATAAAACAATAATTAATCTTAACACTTCCAACGTCTCCTAGCTTGTCTTAGCCTTGAGTTTGGATCTTTTGCAGCTTTAGGAAATTTTTTCATTTGCCCTGCACTTCTAGCACAGAATGATTTACGACGCTTTGCGTCTTTTGACCCAGGCTTAACTTTTCCTGTTACAGCTGTTTTTAATTTAGAGCCTGGATTATCTCTTCGATATTTAGCAACACCAGCAGCGGTCATTCCCGCTCCAGACTTTGTGGAGCGGAAATATTTTTTCGTTTTTGGTGGCTGTTTATCTCTTTTTCTAGCCATAGTTAAGCATAAAGCACTTCAACATGTGTAGCTTGATTGAAGAATACATACAAATCAGTTTGAAATCTAATACCAAAATCAGGAAAACTGATTGTCATAACTTCATCCTCACCAGCACCAATTGCAGGAGTAGGAACCGTATATCTAACAGTGCCTGATGGCCCATCATCTATAAGATCTACTTTACCTAAAGTTGCACCACATCTAATACTTAGCTGGAGCACTCTAGCTGGAGCACTAAGTGTATTAGTGCCCGCAGTTACTTTTGTTGTGACTTGTCCGCTCGCTGTTAATTCTTTATTTTTTAAAGCGTACATTTAAGCCCCTTATGATAAGTTATTATTCTGAATGTAAAGAATAGTTACTGTAGCTGCACCTGTAGTACCATCACCATTAGCTGCCGTGTAAATTGCATTAACAGTTTGATCAGACGTGCCAATATCAGTACCATCGGTTTGAATTGTACCTCTAGTTGTAGCTAAAGCTTTTACGTTTGTAGCTGGTAAATATTCATCAGTGTCACCTGCGTGACCAACTTGTACTGTAGCTGTTCCACCATCATTAGATACAGTTGTAACGTTTAAAATTACATCCACAATCTGTGAGTTAGCAGGAATAATACCTACAGCTGTTGTGTTAGTAGCACCAATAATATCTATTACTGCTGATTGAGCCATCAATACAGATCCTGTATTTGCACTAGCTCCTTCTCTTACGGTACCAGCTTTTACTGGACCCGAAAATGTAGTTGTTCCCATGTCAACCTCCTTTTAGTTGTCGTTTTAAGTCTTGGGTAAAATTACTATAAAATAAAAAAGGCGCTCTTACAAGCGCCCTTTTTCCTAAGAAAGATTTAGAAGATTTTATGAACCTTGAGATCCATATACACAACGTGGATCTGAGAAACCAAAGCTGTATCTTTCACGTGCTTTGTATCTCATGTTTCCAGTGTCAAAGTCACCTTCCATACCAGTAGTAAGTGGTGCTCTCACAAAGTGTTTGAATCCATTAGGAGCATCAGTTTTTATGAAGAAAGCATCAGTATCTAATAGATAGTGGTTTACTACATATCCATCAGGCAACATACCCATGTTTCTCATTGCATTGATATCATTGTCAGCTGTACCAACTCTGAGGGTAGAATTTAATACTCTATCAGCTACAAACTGCGTGTTTACTGGAATGATTAATTTTCTTCCTTGCATCGCAATTTTTAGTCCTCTTTCATCGATAAAGCCTGCAATATCAATCATTGCTTGCTCTAATGAGGTTTCGTTTAAGTCTGCATTCGTTGCACTTTGGTTAGAAAAATTTCCACCTAAAGTTGTAGGGTGTGCAGTGTTTACTAAAGAAACACCATCACCACCTGCAGTAGTGAATGCATTATTTAAAATACTAGCAGCTTTGACTTGCTTTGTATAAGCCATTGAACGTGCTAGTGATTTTGTATAACGAGCAGATAAAGTATCATACAAATTGTCTTCGACAGCCTCCTCAGTCAAACTAAATGCAAGTGCAATAGTTTCGTGAGTGTATCTTGCTGTAAAAGATTCTTTTGCTGTATCAAATTCTACAGCAGCGCCCTCTTGTTTTACAGCAGCTTCGCCGAAGCCCATAAGCATTACTTCTTCTTCAAATGCTCTGTCGCTTGTTTCTTGGTCAAAGATCTCAGCATGCTCATTCTCATAACGAGAATATTCCATGCCAAACAAGGCGTTTAAGCCAGGTTCCAGTTCTTTGGCCAGTTGTGCTCTATTAATAGCCATAGTCTAGTCCTCCTTATACGCCTAACGTTCCAGTGTGAGATCCTAATTGATGATTATTAATCTTTACAACTAAAGTACTGTTATTAGCAGTAGCATCGTTGCTCGGAGTGTCATAAAAATCAATTAGTCTGACCTGTAACGCAGCGGTTGTGTTTTTTGAGCTTGAATCTATTTCAACGCCAGACATACCAGTAGTGGTACTTCCTGCGCCAAATACTAGATTAGCGTTTAAGTTTAAGTCTGCAGCGACGATATTTCCACCATCTGAATCTTGCTGTGCAATAAACAGTTGATCTGGATCGTCAGCTACAAATGCTATCCCATCTCCTGGTGAGAGGGAAGCTGGAAAATGATCTCGAAAAGTTGGTTTCTTCGTAGTTGGATCAGTATAGAAACATCCCATAAATATACCACATATTGGATCACCTGCAGTAGCTACTTCAACTGTACCGTCGTTTTTATATTTA